AATAACCACGGGAGTGAAGGAGAACCTGCTTCTACTTACTCAAAACTCATACGAAGGTTTGGCCATTGCTCCCACTGACATAGATCAGCTTGTTAGAAGAATACCATTACTTGTACGAACTCCTAATAACGATTGGGTACCTAGTTTTGGCACGCAGATCTACAAGTCTTTGTTTGGTATAAAAACTTACATTATAAAAACCAATGATAATGGTATACAAGAAATATCAATAAGAGGCATACCGCCAGTCAAAACAGATAGCCTTGGTCGCAAATGGATTAGTTGGGTAAATACACCACAAACAGATTTGCAAGAAATGGATGTAAATGGCAAGTTTGTTATTGTTGGAGTAACTGCAGCAGGGGTGATGCCGCAAATTGCTACACCTGTCGGTTTGTTAGAGCCACATAAAATACAAGCAGCACTAGCAGAATCAATACTTATACAAGATAGTCCATACATACCTGATTACTCTTTAGCTGTGGAAATACTTATATATTTGGTTACAGTAACCCTTATATGGCTTGTATTAATCCGTTTTGGTATCACCCTTGGAATTGCACTAGGTTTCACAATAATGCTTTCTACAGGATCTCTGGGCTATTATTTAATCCAAAAAAGCCTGCTTATAGATGTAACATGGTCTTTAATATCACAATTTATTGCAGGATCTACTGCTTTTTATTTAAGGTTTAGGGAACAATACAAGCTCAGACAACAAATAAAGAAACAGTTTGAACATTACTTAGATCCAAGACAAGTCAAGCTTTTACAATCTAATCCTAGTTTATTGAAACTTGGTGGCGAAAGAAAGTATTGCACCTTTTTATTCACAGATGTAAGGGGGTTTACAAGTTTATCAGAAAGACTTGAACCAGAAGAAGTTACAAAAATTATGAATAAAGCTTTAACAATACAGGCAGATGCGGTTAAAGAATATGGGGGTATGGTTGATAAGTACATAGGTGACGCAATGATGGCAATTTTCAATGCTCCTATAGATTTAAAGGATCATGAGAATAAAGCCATATTAGCAGCGCAGAAAATACAGGCAGACATGGAGCAATCCAATTTAGGAATAGACATAGGTATAGGCATAAATTCAGGCTTTGCAATAATAGGTAACATGGGAAGTGATACACGCTTTGATTATAGTGCTATTGGCGATGCTGTAAACACCGCTGCAAGGCTTGAAAGTGCTACTAAAGATGTTGGCGTAGATTTAATAATAGGCCATAACACTAAAAAATCTTGCAATTTTAAGTTAGAATTACTTAAACCAATTAAAGTAAAAGGTAAAAAACAATCTTTACAGATATATACTATTAGATAATATGGTTAACAAAAGACTTACAGTTCAAGACGTAGCTAAAGATTTAGCTGTATCAAAGAAAGAAAACGCAGAACGTTGGAAAACTGCTTTCAACGAGTTTGCTGACATAAAACAAGAGATCTCATCAATCAATACAACGATAAGAATGGCAACCTTCGGTGTATTTAGTTTTATTGGTGCTCTTGTAATAGCAGTATTTACCACGGTGATATTATGAAAAAACTAATTAAGGGTATATTAGGGCAAGTTGCTCCAACTATAGGTACAGCTTTAGGCGGCCCTATGGGAGGTATGGCAGGTAATATGATTGCAGATGTGCTTGGGTGTCCTAATAATACAAAGGACATACAAACTGCAATACAAAACGCCACTCCTGAACAAATGATGCAGATAAAAAAAGCAGAACAAGATTTCAAAGTCAAAATGAAAGAACTTGAAGTTGATGTTTTCAAGCTTGAAACAGAAGATAAACAAAATGCAAGAGGTATGTTTAGTAAAGATTGGACAGCACGTATCATAGGTATAGCAACTATTGGTGGGTTTCTTGGATATATTTTTTTAGTAACTCTACAACCACCAGAACAAAACAGTGAAGCGTTAATTAATTTGGTATTAGGATATTTAGGAGGGTTAGCTAGTGCTATTATTTCGTTCTATTTTGGAGCATCTCACTCAAACGACAAGGGAGAATAACATGCAAATTTCTGAAGAGGGTAAACAACTTATAAAAAAATTTGAGGGTTGTGAATTAGAAGCATATAAGTGCAGTGCTGGAGTTTGGACAATTGGTTACGGACGGACTAAACATGTAAAAGAGGGTGATACCTGCACACAAGAACAAGCAGATCAGTGGCTTAATGAAGAATTGCCTGTGTTTGGTGCATACGTAAGTGATGCTGTACTTGTGCCTATTGAGCAAAATGAGTTTGATGCTTTAGTCGCATGGACTTACAACCTTGGGCCTACAAATCTGAATAATTCTACTATGTTAAAAGTATTGAATGATAATAAAAAAGATGAAGTTCCTGGACAAATGAAAAGATGGAACAAAGCTGGTGGTAAGGTATTGGAAGGTTTGGAGCGTAGAAGATTAGCAGAATCTTTACTGTTTGAAGGTAAAGAATGGCATGAGGTTTAAGTATGCCACTACAAAAAATTACTTTTAAGCCAGGTATTAATAGAGAAGGTACTGCCTATGATAATGAGGGGGGCTGGTTTGATTGTAATTTAGTGCGTTTTCGTAAAGGCAGACCAGAAAAGTTTGGAGGTTGGGAAAAATTAACAGATAGCACATACTTAGGTACAGTAAGAGCTTTACATCCATGGATTGCCTTAGAGGGTACAAAATATTTAGGCTTAGGTTCACATTTAAAATACTACATAGAATCTGGTGGTAACTTCAATGACATAACACCTATAAGATCTACAACATCAGCTGGTGATGTAACTTTTTCTGCATCAAATGGTGACGCAACTATTACAGTCGCAGACACTGCACACGGTGCGGTACAAAATGATTTTGTAACTTTTAGTGGCGCATCGTCTTTAGGTGGCAATATTACAGCTGCAGTACTAAATCAAGAGTATCAAGTTGCAAATGTTGTTAATGCTAACAGCTACACCGTAGAAGCAAAGGACACAAGTGGGACAACGGTTACAGCAAATGCCTCTGATACTGGTAATGGTGGATCAAGTGTTGTAGGTGCCTATCAAGTCAATGTTGGGCTTGATGTGTATGTACCTGGTACTGGTTGGGGGCTAAATGGTTGGGGTATTGGTGCATTTGGTCAAGCGTCAGCTTTATCAGATACAAACCAGCTAAGAACATGGACACATGATAACTTTGGCGAAAATTTAATTATAAATCAGCGTAATGGTGGCATATTCAGATGGCTTGAGTCTGGTGGTCTGACCACGAGAGCAGTTGAACTATCAGCTACCTCTGGAGCTAACCTTGTACCAACAAAAGCACTACAAGTGTTAACATCAGAAAAAGATAGACATTTAATTGTTTTAGGCGCAGATCCTATTTCTGGATCAACCCGAACAGGTACCATAGATCCAATGTTAGTAGCATTTAGCGATCAGGAAAATGAGTTAGATTTTGAGCCCTTGACAACGAACACTGCAGGTTCTTTGAGATTGTCAAGTGGCTCATCTATTATCGGTGGTGTTAAAGCGAGGCAAGAGACTTTAATTTGGACGGACACTGCTCTTTATAGTATGCAGTTTATAGGGCCACCTTTTACCTTTGGTATCAACTTAATTAATGAGGGCACGGGTCTAATATCACCAAAAGGTGCCATAACCGCACCAAATGGCGTGTTTTGGATGAGTTATAACAATTTTTACTCTTATAATGGGTCAGTACAAACATTACCATGCTCTGTGCATAATTATGTTTTCAACGATATAAACCTTGTTCAATCTTTTAAAATACATGCATTTACCATCAAAGATAAGAGTGAAGTTGGTTGGTTTTATTGTTCTAGCGGTTCTGACGAAATAGATAGATATGTTATTTATAATTATGTTGAAAACCTTTGGTTTTATGGGCAACTACTCAGAACAGCTTGGTTAGATTCTGGCATTGAGAATTATCCACGAGCTGTGGGTGACGCTGTGCTTTACCAACAAGAAAAAGGTTTCAATGATGATGGTTCACCTATGACAAATGTTTTCATAGAAAGTTCTGATTTGGACATTGGCGATGGCGACCAGTTTAGTTTTTTGAAACGTATCATACCTGATTACAAATTTATTGAAGATGTAAATAGTGGTAATGTCAATATAGTTCTTAAAACTAGAAACTTTCCTGGTGATTCACTAACTACTAATTCTACCAATACAGTATCTGCTAATACGCAACAAGTCTTTGTAAGAAGTAGATCAAGACAAATAGCATTACGCTTTGAATCTGATGACGATGCAACCAATGACGGTAATTTATCTATTGGGTGGCGACTAGGAGCAACAAGAATTGATATTAAGCCAGACGGCAAACGATGAGTAAAATTCTTCAAACTCAATTGCCACTTGCCTCTGAGCAGGTCACATCTGATGTTTTCAACAGATTAGTAAGAATATTGGAAATTAATTTGGGTGCTGTTGATACCGACAATATAAGACAAATATCTGATGCAGAAAAAAATACATTGCAATTTAACGATGGTAGTATTATTTGGAATACAACGGTTGGTGTGCTACAAGTTTATGTTGGTAACATATGGGTTGATATTGGTGAGAGAACATTAGCAAAAGGTTTTGAAATGACATCTGCTGTTGGTAAAGTAACAGTAACCATAGCAGGAGCAACCACCATAGAGTTATGATAAACACTGCTGAAAACCTTATCTATCAACCAAAAAACCTTTTACTTACATATCCAAGTGATTGGTACATACAAAAAGATACCCTAAAAGCAGTTAAAAACTCAATCAATCCGATTGTAGATTTTTATGAAGAAAGTGGCACAAACTCACCAAAACCCACAGCATTAGACAAAATCATAGAAGAACCATTGAAAGACGTTTATACCGTGCCTTTCTTTTCCGACAAGTTTTGTGAAATATTACTTGATGAAATGAAACATCTGGAGGCGCATTTCGGCTTTAATCCAAACCCAGAAGAAGATAATTTGCGACAAATACCAGAAATAACATTTCAAGATAATTGTCCACAAATATTTCAATCTTTAATGCAAACAATATATACTATTGGAAATCCTATATTTTTAAATATTTGGAATAGGCACGTAGACGGGGGCGGTATCCAGATAGCGAATTATAATTTAAAGGATAAAAAACAAGGTGCTTGGCATCATGATGCAAGTGCTGATATAAGTATGGTAGTCCCGTTAAATACAGGTGACTACAAAGGTGGCGG